GCCGCCATATTTCAGGCGGCTTTTTTGTGAAATTTGATAACGCAAACTTCCGGTATGAACTTTCTGAATAATCAGATTCTTGCTGCTGACCTCTACCGATGTTCACTTCACAAGCGCTACGGGTCAGAACTACCCTGTAATGTAATTATACCATGTTTCAGTATATTCTTGGCTGCGTTAATATCAGCATTATCCTTATGCCACATCTACAGCATATAAATTCATCTCTAGCAACCCGATTACTTTCTGAAATGTAACTACATTTGTTGCATTCAATAGATGAATTGAATCTATCAACGATAATTAGATGTTTCCCTTGCCATTCAAGTTTATACTTAAGAAACGTCTTTATATACCACCATCCTTGTTCGTTCAACGCTTTGTTGTAATTTGTCTTATGCCTTTTGGCTGGAAAATCTTGCTGTAATAATTCTCTTGATGTGACATTTTCTATAAACACATGAGAATTATTGTTTGCTATTTCTTTGGTTATTCTGTGTAATAAATGATGGCGTTTATTTCTTATATGCTCGTGTAATTTAGACAGTTTTAATAATTGCTTCCTATAATTAGACGACCCGCGAATTTGACGTTCAAGTTTTCTCTGTAATTTCACAAGTTTCGTTTCATTGTCTCTATAAGCTCTAATTTCCTGTATAAGTTCTCCGTCAGAAGTAGCTATACAATTCTTGATGCCTAAATCTATACCAAGAGATTTAAATTCATATGAAAACTGGTTGATTTCTACGAGGCATTGTAGGGTTGCATACCATCTTCCGCAGCTTCGTTTAATAACTATATTCTTTACTTCTCCTTCGATGTTTCTTGATTTTGAATACTTAACCCATCCTATCTTTGGCAAGTAAAATTTACTCTTATCTTCATCAATTTTGAAAGATTGAGGAAATTTTATACTGGTGTTAAAATTTCGTTTCTTAAATGATGGGTAAGTCGCGCCTTGGTTGAAGTAATTCTTCATTGCACGTTCAAGATTCTTTATTGCTTGTTGTAAAACTTGTGATGGCGCGTTGCTAAGCCATTCCTTCTCACGTTTCCAATCTGGAAGCATGCCCATTAACTTAAACGCATTGAATCTATTCTCTTTAGATTCTTTATACTCCAGATTATGATAACCAAGCGCTCTGTTATACACATACCTTGCGCAATAACAAGCATTTGTTAAATCTATAATTTGTTGTTTAGTTGGTTTAATTCTAAACTTGAATGTTTTGTAAATTTCCATAATAAAAGCCCCTCTTTGATAGAGGGGCTAAGTTTAACATTTTATCTAATGTATTACCACGGTAAGTTGGAGATGGCAAACTTAGAATAATAAATGTTCTTACCTTTTTCCAGTGAAGTGAACGGGTTCGCAGCAATGGCGGCGCGTTGTTGGAAGCCGATTGCATTGCGGAAGCGGTCGTTACTTGCATCCAGACCAGAGTGCATGGTCAAAGGAACATACGGTGCGTAGATAACACCAGCGTCAAATTCGTTAGCGCCTTTATAACCGATAACCACACCGTCATGGGTAAGGAACGGGTCAACGAATACTTTAAGCTGACCAGCCATACCTACATAAGTAGAAGATTGCAGGTTGATGTCAATGCTTTGTGCATAGTTGGTGTCATTTTTCAGAATGCCAGCCAGTTGCAGAGCATTTGCTACGCCCATAGAAGTGATGATGAAGTTACCAGCGCCACGGCGGTTTTCCAGATAGAGGCGAGCAGCTTCGCTACGAATGTAAGCCCACAGACCCAGAGCTTTTTCGCCAGCCCAACGACCATCAGTACCAGTTGCATAGTCAAAAGTACCAGCAGTTGTTTGGTTTTGCGCGCCAATATGAGCAGCGTGCATGATGGTGCGAACGATTTCTTGGTTTTGTTCCAGAACGATTTCTTGAGCCAGAATGTTAGAAAGTTCAGCGCGGGCTGACAAGTTGTGAACAGCCTGCATATCTTTTTCAAGTTCAAATGAGTAATCAGCACGCAATTGACGAGTTTTGGCTTCAAGCGCAATCTTGTCAATGGTGATACCCATGTTTTTCCATGCAGCAGTTTCACCAGTCGGAGTATCCATGCCATGACCAGTTTTAGCCAGCAGGTCAACATCAGTGAACGGGTTATCACTGCGGTCATCAGTACCAGTACCGGAATGTGCAGTATTAACTTCCTTGAACAGAGCTTCTTTAGAAGTAGCGTTGAATTGCGGAGAAGTAGCGTTTGGATAAAGCGCACGAATTGCAAAGCCAAGACCAGTAGGCATGTTCATGGGCTGAACACCACAAACATCATAAGCAATCAGTTGCGGGGTCATGCGGCGAACCATGCTAATCAGAACCGGGTCATAGCCTTTGATTTGGCTGGTAACGTTTACGTCTTCTTTCAGCGCTTTAGCTTCGTTTTCCAGCAGTTGCAGGGTGGTATTGAACTTGCTAACACTTACAGATTCTTGCAGTTTCTTGATGTCAAGAATATCGCCTTCGCCAGTAGGGTTAGCCCATTTTTCTGCCAGTGCGCGCAGATTCTTAGCGCCTTCAGCTTGAGCAGATTCAAAAAGTTGTTGTGCAGTTTGCATTAGTTTTTAGTCCTTACGTAAAGAATTGAAATAATTAACGTTATTTAGAAACATTTGAAATTAAAAGAAACTTCCGCGATTGAAAAGACCTTTAAGGCTTTCATCGACTTCTTTAGCGCCTTCTTTCTTGTCATCGGCTTTATCAGAAGCCTTATCATCGCCAGCTTTATCGTCGGCGTCATCGGCTTTGTCTTCATCTTCTTCTTTAACCAGTTTCTTTTCCATGATTACAAGGTCAAGCATTTTCTTGAACTGGTCAGAACTGTAAGATTCGTCAATTTGTGCCATAATGTCAACAACAGAATCGCGTTGAGAATCAGCCATAGAACGGGTGGCTTCGCTTACCAAGAATGCACGGTAAGCAGCTTTAGTAGCTTTTTGGGATTCTTCTAAAAGGTTGTCTTTTTCAGCAATGCTTTCTTGCAGCGCTTTAATTTCATCAGCAACAACGCTTTCCAGAAGTTGTGAAGTTTCAATGCCAGCTTCTTTCAAGCCTTCCATGACCTTCATCATGCCGCTGCGAACATTGCGTACATCTTGGGCAACTTTAAGCTGTTCAGAGACTTCAGAAAGTTGGCGGGCAAGTTCAGATTCATGGTATTCAACAAGCTGTGCAGTGGTTTCTTCAACAGCTTTATCAACGCTTTCTTTCAGGGTCTTTTCGTTTTTCTTCTGAAGACTTTCCAATTTCTTGGCAAGTTCAACAGCGTTCTTTTCGTCAAGGCTTTTCTTGTACTCAGCTTGGCTCTCAGTTACGTAAGAATCAACGGCTGAAGTAAAGGCTTCTTGTTGGGCTTCATCAGTGATGCCCAGATTTTCAAGCAGTTCTTTAATGTTCATAAAGTTTAATTTCCTTCTTTTAGCTAAAAGATTGATTAAATTGAAAGTTGTAGCTATTTAGTTGATTTAAAAAATAAAATCAATTTCTAGCTTCCTAAGCCCTTAATAACCTTATGAAAAGACTTTATAGATTCGCGGATTTCCTCAAAGACTACTTTCTTACAGGTTTTGTAAACTCATTTACAAACAACGTAGAGAAGGTATGGCAGCCATTTACCGAATATCCCATTGGCACAACAGTTACCCACACGTATGAAATCAATGGTAAAAGAACCAAGAACAAGTATGTTTCTGTTCTAGGCTCTAAATCAGGCAACCAAGCGCCAATACACGCAAAACAAGGACAAGTAGAATCTGATGGTGGCATCAGATGGATGTACTTGGGCGAATCCACCATTGTTGATAATGGCATGTTTGACATGTACTTGACACTTGGCAGACAAAACTCATGGGATGGCACTGATAACCCTGTAACACCTGCAATCAACCAGTACGTAACCAGACAATGTATTCAAGACATCATCTACGCCAAGAAAATTGATAAATCTTCAGTTGCAATGGTTGCGCGTAGAAACACATGGAAAGCTGAAGAGAAGTACGAAGAATTCAAGAAAGACAAAACAACATACAAACTGCCCTATTACGTAACCAACAAAGAAGGCTGTGTTTACTACTGCCTTTCTAATAACAACAATCAGAAATCCACGATTGAACCTATTGGCACTTCAACCCAGCCCATCCAACTGCCAGATGGCTATGTTTGGTACTTCATGGCGAAGATTGATATTCAGAACTCAAAATTCCTGACTGATGAATTCATTCCTTTAAATGGCGATATTACCTTCAACCCGGATATGAAGAATAACCGAGGTGGCATCGCAACTGTTACGCTAGTAAGCCCACAAAAAGGACAATTTGCTAACAAAAACAACATTGTAATAGAATATCAGCAAAAAGGTGAAGGTCAAGACGCTAATCTTATTCCTCACTTGAACACGCAAGGCATTCTGGAATACATGGAAGTGAAGAATGCAGGGCATGATTACGCTGAAGAAACCATTATTGTATTGAAAGAAAGGTCGCCAGATGCCCAAGGACAAGGCGCTGAACTAAAAGCCATCATGGCTCTAGACACGCTAACAGGTAAGACCTATATAAAAGACGTTGAAGTGCTGAAAGGCGGGGAAGGCTACAAACAAGGCTCTGTTTCTATTCATATAGAAGGTGATGGGCAAGGCGCAATACTTGAAGCCAAAGTATCCACTGCTAAAGGCATCATTTCATCCGTAGAAGTCAAAGAAAAAGGTGAAGGTTATTCCTACGCCACGCTTTATGTAGTATCCGGCAAAAATTCAGCAGTTGGCAGAGTTTCATTACTTCCCTATTCAGTTTCTAATCCTAACATTTTGGCAACAATCCAAGACAACGCCATTATGATTAACGTTGATTTGAACCCAAATGAAACTTACTTTGACTATGATTCAGACTACAGGGAAGTGTTACTCGTAGTTAATCTGTATGACATTGATGGCAACCCAGCAAACAAACCTGAATACATTGGCAAAGCGCATAAGGCATGGGCAGACCCAAAATCCAAGCTGCCTAAACTGAACCCTGAAGAAGGGCTGATACTTTTCAGACAGACTTCAAACCGTTTAATCCGAGTTGCAGGGCAGTATGAGAAAGTTAAGTTAGTAATCTCACTTTAATAAGGGTGTGAAAGATGGCTACAACTACAGCGAACTATAACAATCCCGCTTTAAGAGACTTAAATAACTACAACGAAGCCATTGGCAACGTTGCCCAGCTTATCATTCCCGACTTTGACAACCTGAATTACTTCATTCAGTCATTCAACTTTCCTTCAATAGACATTCCAGCAGTTGAAACACCATTCAAAGGAAACGATAACAAACAAGTTGGCGACTTTATTAAGTACGGAACACTTTCAGTTGACATTGCAGTTGATGAAGACCTTGCAAATTTAACTGCACTTTTTGACTGGATTAAAAAGACAAACTTCAAAGCCAATGTAGCTGAACGTTATGTGGATGTATTCATTAAATGGCGTACTAGAAACTTAAAACACGACATTGAGATTAAATTTCATAATGCCTTTATAACGAATATAGGTGGCTTTCAATTAAGTGCATTGAATACTGAAGACGCCATTATTACCACAAATGTAAGTTTTGAATACCAGTACATCACATTAAATGGTCTTGAAATTAGAAACCCGAATATTCACTGGTTGTAAGTAAGAAAGTGTGAAACATTAAATGAAGGCTCTCTTTTTAAGATGGCTTTCTTTTTGGCTTCTGTGCTAGATGATAATTGTTCTTGAGTAGATTCTTATGGTGGCTTCGGATGTTCGTCTTTTTTTTATCTCATACAAAACTGTCTTCTGGGCAGCTTCCATAAGGTCAGATGCCTATACAGTAGGGTTTCTAGGTGGCTTCAAAGCTAGATGCTTGTCTTTTTATCTCATATCGACACAAGTAGCTTCTTAAGAGGTCTTACAGATGGCTTCTAACAGTCAAAATGTTTGTTT